CGCAGGAGACCCGTTCAGCTTCCGGGGGAGTTGTAGGTTGTGGGCGCGCAGCCAGTGGACAAAAGCCAGTGATGGTGACGCTGCGGCCCACGAACGAAAAAGCCCCACGCGGCGAACCGGGCGGGGCTGGAAATTCCGGGCGCACTTATGCAACCCGAGCGCGATGGTATCGAAAACAAATCCGAACAGCAACACACTACGGGTAGTGTGCTCACATCACGCCAGCCTGCAAAAGTCTGCGGGTCAGCTCGTTCTTCGCCTCCATCACAATCAGCGCTCTCTCCATAGGGTCGGCGGGGAGACGCGGCGACATCCATACCTTGCGCCCGGTGCAGCAGTTGCGCGCGTGGATGTGGATGGCGGAACGGTGGGGGTCCTTCATCTCGCTGACCTGAAAGTCGATGGCCTTCATCGTCTGTTCCCGCAACTCATCCTCAATCACATCTGATGTGCTATCCCACCCCTTGGAGCTTTTGGCATTGCGGAACATTGGATCTGCGCAGCGTGTTGGCTGCAATGGCTCCGAGCGCGCCCAGTGATGCCACTCAGCCAGCAGAGAGTCGAGGATTTCGTGTTGCTCGTTGCGCATGGCTCTCCTTGATGATGGGTGTTTCTGTAGTCGTGAAGCGGTGCATGTTGGCGCACTGGTAGCGGCGGTACTTGCTCCCGTCATCGCGCTGGCGTGTCTCCAGCACTTCGGTATATGTCTGGCATGTGGGGCACTTCATGCCTTCAACTCTTTCAGCTTCTTGCGGTATGTGTCCCGGATGGCAATGACGTCTTCCCGCGTCATCTTTCGCGGTGCGTTATCCGTCTCCAGCTCTTCCACGGCCTGCAGGCCGATCAGCTCAATCAACCGCACCCGGTAGGCAATCAGGTTTCCGTGCAGGTAGGTATTGCATGGGGCGCATTGCTTGTGCACGTTGAGCGGGTTCAGGGCGTGCTGCGGCGCTGCCCCTCGGCTCATGTAGTGCCCGGCGTGCCACTGGCCCTGATGGTGTCTCCCGCAGGAAATACAGGGCTTGTCGGCATCGCGGACTTGCACAATCCATCGGTTCAGGGCGGACTGGGCTTCGCGCTTGAGGTCTGCCAGCGTCTTGATAGCCTCCTTGCGGCGGCGGGTCTCTGCCCTCTCCACCTTGGCGGCTGCGCGGGCCTTCTTGGCCTCTGCGCGCTCGGCCTTGGCAGCTTGGGCATCTGCGTAGCCGTCGATGCACTCGGGGTGGATGCGCTGGCCTGTTTCGAGCTTTCCCCGGCAGTGGGGGCACAGCACTTTACGGAATGTCATCGAAACGCCCCAATTCATTAAATTCACCCGAAAGCCCCCCTTCCCCATTGAGAGGAAAGAAGGATTCGGCTTCACCCCCTTGCGGGTAGATCGTATGTGTACAGCCGTTGGACCCTCTGTACACCCCTGGGCTTCGATCTTCAGCCAGCCCACCAGCTCACATGCGGGTAGTTGCCCGGTGCCTTTCGGCGTGTCTGATTCCCGGTTTAACTCCGAGCGGCCCCAGTTGCGGCCCCTACTATCGTGCGGAGTACGGTCAGGGTAGGAACGAAAAAAGCCGACTTCTGCTGCGCCCGGTAGGAACCCCCAGTTACGGAGGGCGGACGCATGAGAAGTCGGCTTCTGTCTATCACTTCCTACGGTGACGGTGCCCATTATATCGGGTTTTTGTGGCAGTGGGGAAATGTTGTGCGGCGGAATGTCATTGCCAGCCCTCAGGCGCATGAATCACGATGCCGCGCTCGGCAGCCCAAGCCATCACAAACTCGGACAGCTCTGCGCATTCGGCCTTGGTCAACTGGCTGGTGCGGCGGAACACGATGTCCACACCATGCCCATCCAGCGCGGGCAGCATCTCGATCGGCTCCCCACGCGCCCGAAGCCACGCGGCGGTAAGCAGGCGCTTCCAGGTGTCAACATCACGCTTGCACCCGGCCCACTCGACTTGCTTGCTGATCTCGCCCAGGCAGGCGTGCAACAGGCGGTTCTGCGCATCGCTCCTTTTCTCGGGCCGGATTTCCAGCGTCAGGCGGGTGTCTGAGGCCATCAGCCAGCCCTTGGCGTGGTGCCATGCTGTCTTGATGGCCTGGTGCGCTTGTTGCGCGTTGTACAGGCTCATGGTGAGACGTTCAGCCATTCGCCATCACCTCTGCCAGCTTTTGCCGGTAGTGACGGGCCTTGCCCGCGTCGTCCGATCCTTCCTTCTTCCCTGCGCGCATGGCGTACTTGATGATGTTGCCCTTGAGGTAGCCAATAAATTCGGATGGCGTCAAAACAACCTCCATGACTTCCCACGGCTGCATGGGCATGTCTTTGTAGTGAGAGCCGGAAACCTGGCGTTCGTCGGCAGTGATTTCGGGAAACTGCTGATTCATTTCACCTCCCACGCTTGCGCGGTGCGGGCAAGGATGCGGGTTGCTGGGCAAGCCATGTGGCCCTGCCCTGCACGATTTCCGGCGCGGCTTGCTTGTGCTTCCCGCAGGTGTGCTGCAGTGGATAGAACGTCCAGCGCGTGCCCAGGCTGCACAGAGCCATGCGGTGCTTGGACATGCCGCCCGATTCCTTGGGTAGCCAGTTGGCGCAGGTTTGACACGTCATTCGACCTTGGCGAGTTGGCGGGCGTGCAAGGTGCCGCGCAGCTTGTCGGCGAGGCTGTGGCATTGGTCCGGCGTGCCGAACAGCATGGGCACGTAGTCCATGAGGCGGTCAGCTGCAAACGCCCGCGCGTTTTCCTTCAGCATGTCGTTTATGGGCTCAATGTGGAACGCGCTTTGGCTCTGGCTCCAGAGCAGGACGTGGGTTTGGTTCTCTTGCATGTTTGCCTCTCAGAAGTTGGCGCCGCGCGTCTGGCTGGCGGCTGGTTTGTTGTGGGTGGGGGGTTGTCCAAACCAGTCGCCGATCTGCTGGTACTTGCCGACGAACTCCAGCGGCACCACGCCTTGCGGGCCGTTGCGGTGGGCGACGATTTCGATTTCGGAATAGCCTTGGAAGTCGGGCAGGCGCTTGCTCAGCGGGTGCGCCCAGTCGGTGAACAGCACGGCGATCTGGTCGGCTGCGGCCTCGATGGCGCCGGAGTCGCGCAGGTGGGTCATCGTTGGCCGCCCGTAGTGCTCATCTGCCTTGCGGCTCATCTGGCTCAACAGGACAACCGCAATGTCCAGATCCATCGCCATGGCCTTGATGCCGTTCACGATGATGTCGAGCTCGCGGTTGCGGTTTTCTTCCCCTGCCCCGCTCATCAACTGCAGGAAGTCGATGAACAGCACATCCAAGCCGTGCGCGCGGCGCACCTGCAGCGTCTTGCGGCGGATGTCCATCAACGACAGGGCGCACTGGTCGTCGTGGATCAGGTTGAGCTCGCCCAGCTTGCGCGCGGCTTCTGTGACGGCCTCCCACATGTCGTGGTCTTCCGCCTTCGCTGCCAGAATGCGGGCCAGGTCGAACGGGCCGCTGGCGGCGGTGTGCCGGTGCATCAGCTGGTTGATCGGCATTTCCTGGCTGAGAAACAGCACGTTGTAGGCGCGAGCCATGTTCCGGGCCATGGTCAGTGAGATTGCGGTCTTGCCGTGCTTCGGGCGGGCACCCAGAACGAACACCTCTCCCTTGCGCAGGCCGCCGTTCAGGATGCTGTCCAGGCCGCCGATACCGGTGGGGATGGCTGGGTTCTTGCCCTCGCTCATGTCCTGCAGCAGCTGCAGATAATTCGCCAACGATTCGTTGATGTGCTGCGGGTCGCGCTTGGCCTTCACGGTCGCAAGCTTTGCTAGCATCATCTGGGCCTTGTCGATCTGCTCTGCCGAATGGTGGCCCGGTGTCATCGCCAAGTCAGCAATCTCAGACCCCGCGTCCATCAGCTGGCGCAGGCGGTACGTGTCCATCACCACGCCAGCGTGGCGGCGGATGCTGGCAGAGCTCGGCACGTACTGCGCAATCTCGTTGAGCTCGTACAGCTCGATTTCGTGCCCGGCCTGCTTCATCTCAGTGAATACCGAAACGACGTCGGTTGGCTGTCCAGCCACTGCCAGCGACTGGATGGCGCGGAAAACGTTCGCGTGGATTTCGCTGTGGAATGCCTCGGCCTTCAGGTCCGGCACGCGGTTGATGGCTTCGCTGTCCAGCAGCAGGCCGCCCAGCAGGCCCGCTTCGGACTCCAGGCTGGCGGGGATGGAGCGGGTTTCACGCATGGATTGCCTCGCGTTGTTCGTGGTGGTACTTGCCGGACAGAACCTTTTCGAAGTTCGCCGCCGTCACCAGCCAGCCCAGGTCGCAGGCTTGGAACTTGCCGCTGCGCCCGGACAGAAAGTCGCTGTCGGCCACGTAGTCGAAGTACCGCGCAAACCAGGCCTTGCCCTCTTCGGCAGTGGTCGCCAAACGTTCGCCCTGGCGCTCGCCGCGTTCGTGCTTCGCGGTCATCACCCAGCGCCACCGGGCACGCATTGCCTTGCCGTTGGCGCCCTTCGCGAACAGCGAACGTCGAACGGTTGGAAGGACGGGCAGAGCGGCTTCGTAGCTGTCGATCAGGGAGTCGAACGGGCATGGAGGCACACCATCGTCTGGCTCGTCCTCGTCCGGCGGCTGCGAAGAAGCCGACAAAGAAGCTTTAGCTTCTTCTATATCCTGTTCCTGTTCCTGTTCCTGTTCCTGATTCGGCATAGTCTTTGCCGAAGGCTTCGACAAAGGCTTTGCGGGCTCCTTTTTCTTCGTGGAAATCACCTCGTCAAAAGCTTCTACATAGGAGGAACCAGCAATTTCAAGGGCTTCGCGAATGCCTTCTATGGCCTCGCGTTTCAGGTCGCATTCAGGGAGCAGATCCAACTCAACACGCCAGCCGCGCACAACATTTGGGGACTCCGGCTTGTTGTGCTGGATAGCCTTTGGAAGCCATACCAACTTGGCTTTGAAATCGGCTTTCGCCATGCCTTTGTCAGAGACTTCCCGGAAGGCTTCGTCAAAGGCTTCCAACTCCCAATTCAGTTCCTCCGCCATCGCTGCACGGCCAGCGCGGAATAATCCTGGAATGGCGGTGGTATGTGGGCCTGTCAAAAGGAAGAACCACAATCCTTGCCCGGACGGAGGAATAGCCGACAAGGCGCGGAATTTCTCATCCGACCATGTGCGCACTTCGATTTTTCGGTATCTGCTCATGCTCACCATTTCATGCACCCACAAAAATCACGCACGGCAGGCAGTGGGTGAGGCTGCTTTTCGGTAGCGAACCTAGCCGGGTGAAACTCATACCCCGTAGCGCCTTGCAATCGCCCGCATGGCGGTTTCGTACTGCTCAGGCGTAGCGCCTGGGTTTGCGTCGATCCATGCCCGCTTGGCGGCCTCATAGGCTTGCCAGCTCATACAGCCGCCTTGCTGATAGTCTTGCGGTGCTCGGCATTCACCCGTCCTGTCTCTTTGTTCTCCAGCACGAAGCCGGGGTAGCGCTTGAGATTCATGTTGGGCTTTGGGATGCCAGCGGACTTTCCGGGGCGGGCTTTGGGGCGGGGGATGGGGAAGGTCATGCGACCTCAGCAAATGCTTTGTTGCACTGCTCAAGCAGAAACTGCGGATCAATGCCAAGACACGCGCAATAAGACGGGATGGCGTTCTTCATGAACGAATGCGCAAACGTCACTTGCAATCCCGAAGAACGCGAACTAGATGCCTTGTCCTCAATGGCTTGTGCGATGACGGCCACCAATAAATCAGAAGCTGGGCTTCGCTCTATGGTTGCCCAACGGCGCAGCAGCTTTTCCCACGTTGCGCGCTTGTAGAAAATGGCCCGCGAGCTAGATCGCATACGGCTGATGTTCGTGAGATTCATGCGGCCTCCTTGGCTTTGCTGGCGGGCTTGGCGGCCATACGTGCCACCACGCCAGCGACACGATCAGCCGTAGCCTGTGGCAGCGTTTCGGGCCAGAGATAGATGGTTTGCACGGCGCGGTAGCCCATGGCTTCCGCCGCCTTCTTTGGCGTGCCGCCAAGCAATTCGATTGCGGTTTGCTTTTTCATGCTCGTATTGTAAACATGTTTACAGCTTCATGAGCAACCATATTTACAATATTTCGCATACCGTCGCGCACCACGGCGCAGCGCAAGCACCAAATGCGCGTTGCAACTTTCTGTTTTTTTGTAAATTTATCTACAAATACTTGCCACACTTGCTGTAAACATGTTTACAATAGCCCATCGCAGCACACAAAGCAGCGACAGGGTGAGCGGATCGGCGGTCACCACGGAGTTCTTGCAGCAGGCACGGCTGGGTAAACGTAGGGCACCGCAGGCGGTAGCGGGATAGAAAAGATCGTCGGTCGCTCAAGTCAGTACTGCTCTGCCCCCGGATGGGATCGGCAACAGGAACCTCAAAAGGCCACGCGAAAACCACCCGCTGGGTTCTGTACGGCGGTGAGGCGGGATCTGTACCGCCAAGAAAAAAAATCAAAAGCAGCGCTACGCCAACCGGAGCGGTTAATCCGGCGAGCCATTCACCAGAGTGGCATTTCCCAAGCATCGCGGGCCGGTGTTTTGGAATTCAACAGGAGATAGACATGGCAATCCAAGGCACAACATTCACGGTTGCAGGCACCAGCGACTACCCAGTGTGCGACTGCTGCGGCAAGAGCAATCTGACCCGCGCAGTGATGGTGCGCAACGAGTGCGGCGAAGAGTTCAATGTTGGTTGCATCTGTGCATCCAAGGTGCTGCGCCAGCGGTATCAAGGCAAGAACCACAAGATGAGCCCAGCAGCGGTTCTGTCTGCCGGGAAGATGGCCAGCGCTTCGCAAGCATGGAAGCAGCGCAACGGCTGGAACCCATCGCATCTGGTGGCGGCATGAAAGTGGCGGACCTCACCGCCCGCCGCAAGCACGCGGAGCGCGGCAAGTATGCGGCCTTGGTGATGGATGCCTGGGACAGGCAAAACCCCAACGAGAAGAAAGCGCAGCGGGTCGGCAAACCCTCAACGCTGGACACCGATGCGGAGACACGGCGAAAAGCTAAGGCTGCGCTTTGATCGGATGCAATCGGATGCGAATCGGATAACCCCACCCCGCCCCTACACCAGGGGCAACCCAGGCGCTTCTAGTGAGGCGCTTTTGTTTCTCAACGAAGGAGAAAGCATGTTTAAGCAAAAAGGTTTCGCAGAGTATTTCAGTCTCTTCATGCTCGCCATCGGCCTGCTGGGTGCGGTCGGCTGGGTCTGGAACATCGTGAAGATCATCGGCACCGGATTCGATGTGTTCACCGGCATGTTGATTGCGCGGTGCATCGGCGTGTTCATTGCCCCGCTCGGCGCAGTGCTGGGCTATCTGTAACCCCACCCCGCCCCTACACCAGGGGCAACCCAGGCGCTTCTAGTGAGGTGCTTTTTTTTAACGAAGGAGATAGAGATGACAGCCTCGCCACTTAATGCAGATGAATTGAAGTGGCTCAAAAAGCTGCAGAAGGTCCTGAATGAGTGTCCATCTTCAAGATTGGGCGCCTTCACCATAGGAGACCCGACTCTCTCGATCTACGACAAAGTCGTGTACGACGCCTACGTAGAAGCGAACCCGCGCTGTCAAAAGGATCAAGACGACGTTGTGATCATCGACGAGTGCGGAGCGCACTTGGATTTCATATTGAAATTCCCGTTCAAGGTGGACGGCGTTGCAGGTTAACCCCACCCCGCCCCTACACCAGGGGCCGGGAGTGCCCACCAAAATAAGGAGAAAAGCATGGACCCGAAATCAATCTCAGCGTTCCCAATTCCCGGCTGGAAGGACGACGCCGACTTCAACGGCATGACCCTGCGCGACTACTTTGCGGCGAAGGCGATGCAGGTGTTCCTTGCCAACACTGAAACCTCATTCGCGGCTGACGCAAAAAATGCCTACGCAATGGCCGACGCAATGCTCGCAGCCCGCGAGTAACCCCACCCCGCCCCTACACTAGGGGCCGGGAGTGCCCACCAAGGGCCATCAAGCGAAGGAGCCCTGTGTCCGGTTCGACTCCGGCAGCCAAAAGCGCGGTGCAACCCCGTATGCGGCAGGGGTCAGGCCCTTCACTTGATGGCCAAGCGCAGCAATGCGTATGGTTGCGACTACGCAAGCTGTCTAAGCCTGGCGCGCACAGGCCCGCTTTTCTGATGGTGACTTGCAAAGCGTCCGGGGAAAAGCATGTCGCGCCCGGCGCCATCACTGCTGCTACGCAAGGCAGAGGAACCAAAGCGTGACGCCTCGGAGAGACGAGGGCCATCACATCAGGGGCAGCACGGAAGGACGTGCAACAAAACGCACTGCGGGCAGGCCAGCCGATCGAGCCTGTCAGCCGCCCATTGGGTTCCGCAATGCGCAGCGATTCGGCAGCCGGAATCAAGCCCGGCCTCCTGATGTGATGGCAAAACCCATTCCCCAGTAGCTCAAAGAGAGCACCGGCTTCTTAAGCCGAAGGCGCGACCGCGACGGCGGTTTGGAGCGATACCCGCCTGGGGCACCCCACCACACACAGCCCTGCAATGCGGGGATTTTTTACGCCCGGAGGAAACATGGCATATGAAACCGACATGCTGGCGTGCGCAACAGAAGAAGACCGCAGATCAAAGCGCGACGAGCTGATGCAGCGCGAAGAAGCCCGCCTTGCAGCCGTCGCCATCTTTGATGCCCGTTTGGGCAAGTACGACCGATTGCTAGACGGCCTGAGCTACCGCGACCACGACGAACAGGCAATCGCGGCACTC